GTTAATCATTGTAAAATAATGCCTTATTTCATCAATGCAATGATCAAAGAATTTAGGGCTTTGCAGATGCGCATTAATTGACCAGTCGCCTTTATTTAATTTTACATCCTTATATCCCCAAAAATAACCGTATTCCTGCCATATCCTCCCATCAGGTAACAAAGGCAGCTGATTAACAAAATAGCGGCTTAAATCGTCTCTATTCGCCCCAAACAGCGCATTATCCTTATTTACCCATTTAGGAAACCCAAAATCAACATTGTTAGCCCTCGCAATACCTATAACCCCGGCAATAGTCCACATTTGATTTCCGAACCTACCTAACCCGCCATTGCCTATGCTTAATGATGTTACCACTCGTTATTTCTTTTGCGGTGATGATGAAATATTACAGGATAATTATCTTCACTAAATTGCTGATGCTTATCATAAATAAATTGCCCTCCGTTGTAATGTGCAGGCCACCAATGTAATTTTAAACCATGTTTGTAAGCTAAACAGGTTAATATTGCCTGATCATGCCTATGCTCCTGAAATGTAGGGTAATTGTAATCCATACTTAATGAATCATCAATAAACCCATCTAATTGACAATACTTAAGCCATTGGCCAATAAACAATCTCGCCGCTTTGGTGTTTTTTATAAATATTGCAGAAGCTTGTATCTGTCTATTGCCTTTGTTAAATTTTAAATCCCACCTCGGAAAAATTCCGTTCATTACACTCATTTTACACCAATCCAAATGCTTGTAATTATTACCGAATAAAAACACATCACTATCCATTTTATCAATGATAATATTTAGATCATTGACTATCTCAATCCCTGCATCTGTATAAATTAATATATCACCTTCATTTAATCTGCATAAATTATTGTAAATAATGTATGGTTTCCATAACCAATAACCGGCTCCTCTTTCCTGATTTAAAACATCCTTATTCAAACTATAAAACAAAGGATCATAACACCGTTCATTAAACATTATAGAATGATGCGCACCGTGTTTCAAAGCACTATCCCTGCAAACTATTGCACTTTGCGACATATTATGATCAGCAAAAGTGATGTGAACTACCCTCATATTAATTTGCTTTGTGTGTGTTGTATTCCGTAATCCGTTTCAGTCTGCCATAAATCAGAATAGCCAGGCCGCTGCGTTGTAACAAATGGCTTACAAATATATGCTTTTAAATTAGGCTGTATTTCACGCAAAAGGAAATCATCATAAATTCCGCTTTTCATTGGGTCAAAACGCTCAAGTATATACTTTGCCGCTTGTGGCGTATAAATAACAGAATGAGTGGTATGCGTATGTTTACACCGCCACCAATGATCTTGCACGTGTTTCAAAGGCATTAATACGTGACCGCTTAAATAAAGCATATCCCAATCATCTGGAGCCGTTTGGATAATGTGCTTGTACATATCATTTACAAACACAACATCATCCTCAAAAACCGCCGTGTTTTCTGTAATAGTTTTAAGTATTGCTTGCTGAGATAAATTAAATGATAAAAAACGATCATTATGCTCAATTGCATAAAATCGTTCCACATCAATCCCCTGCTGCTTAAATTCCTTTTCGGCTAATTTCCATCTATCATTACGCGCGGCTAAATTAAGACAAACGGCTCTCATACCCCAAATATACAAAAAGCCTCCCAAAACTGGGAGGCCGTAATTGTAAGCCAACACTAAACACAAACCAATTAAGCAGTTCCGGTTGTTCCGTAAACAGCGGCAGTAGGTTGGAAGCTAAGCAGTTCAATACGCGCTTCAGCACGGTAAGTGATAAGATTCTTTTGGAAATCTGTATCATCAAACTCAGTACTACGGACGCTAAGAGCAGAAGCTTGAGCGATACCAAAAGCATCGGTATTGATAACATAAAAACGTGATCCGGTAACTTGAGCATGAGGCACAACTGGAATACCAACAATGCGAGTTTCACCGCCTGCTCCTATTGTAACACCACCAGGCACACTGTAATCAGCAGGCTTAGTTTTAAGCAAAGTAGCCCATGAAGCGTGAGTAGTAAGAATTACATTTGGCATACCAAGACCAAGCGCCATGTGTTGTGCAACACCATCAATCATTTTTTCAGCATTAACTGTTGCAGATGTAGAAAGGGCTGTTGATCCGGAAGCAATTGTATTAAGGAAACGTGTGTTTACCGCTCTATTCCAATCTTCAACAAGTGACTGAGATAAGTAAGCTTGTAAGAAAGGAAGATCTTGCAGCATTTGACGGCTAACCTTAGCAAAACCAGCGATAAAAGGAACAGAAACGTTAACCATTGTTACATCATAATCAACTTGTGATTTGCTGTTGCCTTCTGTTTGCGCTCCGAATGATCCTTCACCTACAGGGCTATTTCCGCGAGGGAAAGTAACATTACCTGTTGCAGTAGGGATGATGCGGAAAACATCATAAAGATGAGGATTGTAAAAAGAACGAAGCAGATTTGAAGGTACATAGCTAATCTGTGAAGTTCCGGTAAGATTGTTAGTCATAGTCATATCACCAACTACCTTAGTACTCATGAAAGATGTTTCAGATTTGATCTTATCATAGTTTTCAGCTACAATATCCATGATAGCAGCTTTAAATCTATCTGAATTTGACCAGTCTTTCTTTGCTTCGGTTTCGATGCCGGATTTCAAACGATTAGCAGAAGCTGACATTTCTTTTACTTTGTTAGCCAATTCGCCAATTGTTTCATTTTTCTTTTGTGCATCCTCATTAAGTTGAGCGATGTCTGCAGCCAGCTTCATATCTACTGACTTGATTTCTGATTTGATGCCATCCACTAGGGGATTCAAGGCATCGAGGATTTCATTTGCCATTTTTGTTATTTGTAAAATTTTAGTAATTGTATGTCTATTGCAGATTTCAGATCGTTTAAACCAAGTGCAGTTTCCTGCGGCTCAATTTCATTATGTGCAGTTTCCTGCGGCATAAATAGATTAGAAACCTCGTGCAATTCGTTTATAAGTAAAGATTCGTTTTCACCTGTGTATTTACCTTCTTTCAGCTTTTTAATAACCCAAGCCATGTAATCAAAAGCTGTTTCTTTCTTTTGCTCCAAAAAGGATTTTACAACCTCAAAAGTCGGGGTATTAGGATTAGCACCCCATAAAACAGCGGAGCCTTCCCACAAAGCAACCTGAGTAATTACATTGTGATCAACCCCTTTTTGCTGATTGAGAACAGAGAACCCGACACTATGCTGGGTAATATCGCCACGCTCATATAAAGGCCATGCCACTTCTTTCCAAAGGAACATATCCCGGTAACTATTCTCACCTACAATGTATTTCCCCTCTTTATATAGCTTTTGGAATTTACCTAGACTGCTTTCAAGTTTACGCTCATGGTTTACTAAATGCCAAATCTCATTTGACCCATTAGGGCCGCGTTCTGCTATTGTCTTATCAAATGCAGACTTTTCAAATACATCACCGTCCCTATCCACGCTCTCCATTTCAGCAATGGCAACCTTTACGCTTCGCTTTGATGTATCTACATCAAGCGCTTTTAAATCGTAAACCTTATGCTGAATAGTATTCATTACTTTTTTATTTTGCCAATACGAAACACATACCGCATACCTCTGATCGTTTTCGCCAAACTCACCCACCATTTCACTATCACCCATACACCTATCTAAAAACTGATCTCTATTTTCGTTTGCTCTCGGACTTGGCATATTAACAAAATTGAATTGATATATTGTAATTTTTATCTAAATGTGTCAACTATATTATTTTTCCTTATCAACCTTCCATTTGCATCCCTTTTGTTTGTAATTGCAAATGTACAACGGCAACGGATAACATCCACCGCTTTTGCCTGTGGATCGTGTGGGTGATCTAATTCTGTTCCCGATCTGCTATCCACAAACTTATCATTAAAATCAACTGTTTGCCCATCCAAATGCCAATGGTCTGCTTTATCCTTTTGTCCTTTAAATGGATTGCCCCTCGTTCTGTTATCTTTTGCGGCTACCCATATTTTCTGCTTTTGAAATGGTGACTTATCCGCCCCAACAAATGTGCCTGCATGAATAGCGCGTCCAACCTCAGTGCGTGCGATCATATCAGCCCTATTTCTATTCAAACCAGGTACGTTTTCGCTAATGTACTTAGCATAATCAGAATAACCCCACCCCTCCCGATTGCCTAACTCTAATATGTCAAGCATCATCGTTCGACTAGTCTTTACAATTTGAAGTACCCCATTATTGTAAAAGTTAGTACCCAAATAATCCATTATCAATTGGATCCACTCTTCAGATGTATTAAATTGCTTTTCCTTTCTTAACGTGTTGTAATTACTTCGTGCATACCTTACACCAACCTCACGAATTAAAGCAGCCATTGCGCCGCTTATGCCATCGCTAAAAAGCAGGTTATTGACATAGCGCCTTGCATCCTGTTCGCTATTTCTTAGCGCATTCTGAAAGCCTTGCATATCTGACTGCAAAGCATTGTAAAACCTCTTTTGATACTTTGTGATGTATTTAACGGCTTTATTCCTTTCCCTGTTCCAATATATTCGCCTCTGTCTTGCCGTCATATTTTGAGATAAAATTAATCAGTTCCTTTGTGAAATGACCACGTTTTATAATCAATTTACCGTATTCGTTAATACACTTCTTTTCTTTTTCTGTCTCAGGATATTTACGCTTTGCAATGCTTTGACAATATTTTTTAATTTCTATTGTTTGTGACATTGTGCTGTATAAACTTATAAAATTTTATTGCCTCTGTATTAATTAGTGCCTCAAATATACAAACATTCACAAACTGCCAGCCGTAA